CCACGTCCACAATAACAATACGGACAACGCGCACGTCCTATTCTTGGGCGACGAGAACGTAACGACGTCGAACGGCTTACACGTCGACGGGAAGCAGAGTGTCGTGTTGACGCTCCAACCGGAGGACCGACTTTACTCCGTCTCGAACCACTCGGCAACGGTCGCCGGCGTCTTGGATATTCGGAAGAGCGACTAGTGCCTTACTTTGTGACGGACAGACACCCCGAGTGTTCCGCTTGGGCGGTCGTGAAGGAGGACGGGGAGCTTCTCTCTTGTCAGGGATCAGAGGAGGACGCGATCGAGCAAATGGTCGCTGTGTCTCTCGCTGAAGATCTCGAACCCGGCGGAAGCTACGACGGCGAGTCGTTCCGCGCCGCTCTCGGAAACGATAAGTACACGACCAGCTCGGAAGCTTCGGCGCGAGCGGACGCGATCGGTTGCTCCGGCTTCCACTCTATGACGGAGGACGGGGAAGAGATATTTATGCCCTGTGATTCTCACGACGCTTACGAACGGGTCGTCGGATCTGGATCGTACCGAGCGCTCCCCGGAGATCTTGTCGAGGGCGACTTCGTCCGCTGGGACTCCTCCGGCGGGACCGCGCGCGGCCAAGTCGAATACGTTATGAAAGACGGCGCTCTCGGGATACCGGACTCCTCGTTCTCGATCAACGCTTCCGAGGAGGATCCCGCCGCGCTCATAAGAGTTTGGCGTCCCGTCGAGGGAGAAGGTTACGAGCCGACCGAGACTCTCGTCGGACATAGGTTCTCAACTTTGACGAAGATCGACTCTTTACGTTCTGAGTCGCGCGAAGTTCAACTCGAACCACCGGCGTCTATGAGGGCCGCCGCTCGTCGAGGGGTCGCTTATTTTGAAGAAGGTCTCGGAGGGGACGGCCTGGTCGATCGGACGATACGGGAGGCGAGAGCTATGGCTCGAGGATCCGTCACCGCTGAAAAGTGGGTTCGGATCTCCGCTTGGATCGCTCGACACTTGGGAGATCTTGACGCTCCGGCCGCGAACCCGGACAACGAGGGATACCCTTCGGCGGGAGTTGTGGCTCACCTTCTTTGGGGGTCGGGACCGTCAAAAGCGGCCGCGAGACGAACTCTCCGGTACGCTGAAGGGGTGATCTCGAGACTTGAACAAGAGAACGAGGGAAGAACGAAGGGCGAAGCGTTGAAGAAAATGGAAACACGAACACTCTCGGTTGACTACGAGATCCGAGAGACTGACAACGGAACGTTATTCGAGGGATACGCGGCGGTCTTTGACTCTCCAAGCGAGCCGCTCCCGTTCACCGAACGGATCGCTCCGGGAGCTTTCGCGCGTTCTTTGAAAAATCGGAACGACGTGAAGCTTATGTGGAACCACGACACAGGGTCGATTCTCGGATCGAGTCGCGCCGGGACGTTGAAACTTGTGGAGGACGGTCGAGGCTTGAAGGTTACGGCCGAATTACCGAACACCACGCTCGGTCGCGATACGGCGGAGTTACTTCGTCGAGGCGACGTTGACGCTATGTCGTTCGGCTTCTCAGTCCCGAAGAACGGGGACTCTTGGTCGGAGGACGGATCCGAGCGGACGTTGAAGGAGATCCGTCTCCACGAGGTATCGATCGTTGCCTTCCCCGCTTACACGGCTACCGCTGGTACGGCGACCGTCCGGGCTTTGGATCGTCTCGCTTTACGAGCGAACGTTGACGTCGACGCTTTGGCGGACGCTCTTCTCAAGTTGGAGAACGGGGAAGATATGTCGGCGGCGGATCGCGGAGTTCTGTCGAACGTGTTGGACACTTTGGCTCCCGAGGACGTCGACCAGGACGCAACGATCGAAAAGACTTCGGATCTCGGTTTGGATCTCCTCGCGTTGAAGAAGAAGAAGCTCGAACTCTTGAAGGGACAATACAATGGCTAATCGATCAGAAATCAAAGCGGCAATACTTCGCGCGACGGGGAACCCGACGTCGGGTCCGATCGCTGATTGGGCGGACGCGATCGCGGACGCTGTGGCGGAGATTGACTCTCCGACGTCTCATCGGAAGATCGAGAAGCGGGTCGTGGCTCCGGCGGAAGTTCGGGACGACTCGGGGAAATGAGAAGAGCCGGCCCGTAGGCCGGCCCTCCTCCCGAGAAGATCAACCCTCGCCGATTAGCTTCTCGACGTATTCGGTGACGTCTCCGGGACGGTTGGCGTATTCGTTGAGCGCGTCCGCGAGGTAAGCGATCTCCATCGTTCCGAGGCGAGTGACGGCGCTCGCGAGATCCTGGACCAGCGTCTCCCCGTATTGATCGAGAGTGTATCCGATCAGGTCGAGGAAGAGGTTGGCGGGAGTTGGGTATTCGTGATTCTCCGACCAGGACCACAGCTTGGCGACGTGTTCCGCGTAAGCGGGAGCGTCTTCGAGGAGGTCGTAGTAACCGATCTCTAGGGCTTCTTCTAGCGTTTCGTTGTTGTTCATTGTCTCTCCTTGGGTAGGTTGGTTGCTCATAGGTCAAGTTTAGGGCTAAACCAATCAAAGTGGAAACCAATTCCAGAACGAAAAGTCGGCGAGTCGGTACAATGGAAATACCGGAACTGTGAGTCATCTCTGCCGGTAGTCGGTTCGGCGTTATCGCGGCCGCGTCCATATTCCAAAATAACAAGGAGATCCATTATGAGTGAGTTTATGAAAACTCAGGAGGAACTCCGCGCCAACCTCTTCTCCCAGATGACCGACGTCATCGACGGAGCCGAGAGCGAAGGGCGTGGACTTGACTCCGCCGAGCTGGAAAAGCTCGACCGGATCGAAGGCGACGTGCGTAAAGCTGAAGAGTCAATCTCTCACGCTCGCACCGTAGAGGCCCGACGCGCGGAAGCCGTCGAAGCCGCTCGCGACTTCGTTCCAACCGAATCCAAAGACGAGGGCGACGTATTCCGTTCGCTCGCCAACGGTGAGATCCGTTCGCACGTCTTCAACGCTGAGAAGCGCGCCACTCTGGTTCCCGGAACTAACACCGTCCCGGTGGGCTTCCTCGACCAGGTTTACGGTCTCGCTCGGCAGGTCGGGCCTATGCTCGAGCTTGCGGACGTTATCAACCGTACCTCGGGCGAATCTCTCCGTATCCCAACCTACACAGCGTATTCAACGGCCGCTCAGGTCTCCGCCGGAGGCGCTATCTCCGATAGTGAGCCCACGTTCTCCTCTGTGTTGCTCCAGCCATACAAGCAAGCTTTCATAGTCAAAATTGCGAATGAGCTTCTCGACGACGCCGGCTTCGACATTCAAAGTGTCATCGCCGAGCAAGCTGGCAATGCGATCGGGTATCAGGTGAACAACTTGGCAACCGTCGGAACCGGAACCGTCGAACCCGAAGGTATTGTCGGAGCCGCTGGCTCAGGCGTCACCGCTGGAACGACCAACGCGTTCACCGCCGACGACCTCATTACTCTCGCGTATTCGCTTGACGGTGCGGCTCGTCGTCTCCCCGGAGTTAGCTTTATGTGTAACACCGCGACTCTTGGGTTCATACGGCGTCTCAAGGACGACAACGGGAACTACATTTACAACCCAGTTGTGGGCGGCCCGGACACAATCCTTGGCTACTCCGTCGCAGAAAATCCCGCGATGGCTGACATTGCGACCGGCGTAAAAGCTGTCGTGTTTGGTCATATGCCTTCCTACAAGATCGTGTCGACCGGCCTCGAGGTTGCGACCTCGACGGACGCGTACTTCGCGAACGACCTCACCGCGTACCGCTTCTCTTACCGCTTCGACGGTAAGTTGACTCACGCGGCCCACGTAAAGTACTTGGCTCTGGCCTAAGCACTAGCGCGAAGAGACTCCCCGGCTTGTGGGTGGGCCGGGGAGTTTCTCTCGTTAAGAACGCGGCCCGAATGTTTCACGTGAAACGTTGGAAAATCCGGTAGGGTGGGCCTATGGCAACGGCGAAAAAACTTCGGGGATCTCTAGTCCTCTCGAGCAACTCTCCGGGAGCTCCGACGGGATACGGGGTCCAAGCGGAGGAGCTTGTCAACCGGGCCGTCCGAGACGGTCTCGACGTCGCCGTCTTGTCGAACTACGGTCTCGAAGCTCGGACCGAGATCAAGAAGACCGCTCACGGGAAATACGCGCACTATCCGAAGGGGCTCCGGCCGTATTCGGACGACGTGATCCGTCTTTGGTACGACGACTTCGTCTCGCAACGCGACGGGCCGTCGGCTCTTATGACGTTGTACGACGCGTGGGTTTACAACGATCTTGTGTTCGACGATCCGATCCTCCCTTGGGTTCCGCTCGATCACGTCACTCTGCCGCCGCTTGTCCGGAAGTTCTTGGATCGGGACAACGTAAACCCGATCGCTATGTCGGAACACGGGGAGCGACAGATGACGGAAGCGGGGATCGACTCGACGTATATCCCTCACGGCGTCAACACTCAAGTCTTCAAGCCGACGAAGAAGATGTTCGGCCGACCAACTCGAGAGTATATGGAGATCCCGGACGACGGGTTCCTCGTGTCAATCGTTGCCGCGAATAAGGCGAACAAGATCCTCCATCGTAAAGCCATAGCGGAGCAGATCCTCGCGTTCGCGACGTTCCGGCGGAAGTTCCCGAACTCGTACTTGTACCTCCACTCCGAACCGTCTCGATCGTACGGCGGGTTCGATCTTCCGACAATTCTCAAAGCTGTGGGCCTTGACGAGAGTTGTGTTCGTATCGCCGATCGGGATCGTCTCCGCGTTGGCTATTCTCAGAACGAGCTCGCCGCGTTGTATTCGACGTCCGACGTTCTATTGAACGCGACTTACGGGGAAGGGTTCGGAGTGCCGACGGTTGAGGCTCAAGCTTGCGGTACAAGAGTGATCACTTCTTCTTGGAGCGCTTCGGGAGATCTCGCCGGGCCGGACTCTTGGCTTGTCGAGGGTCAACCCTGGTGGGACGATCCACAGTCCGCGTTCTTTCAAGTGCCGATGATCCCGTCGATCATTGGAGCGTTGGAGCAAGCGCACGAAGCTCCTCGAGGGACGAGCGAGGCGTCGATCGAGTTCGCGAAGGCGTTCGACTTCGAGGCGATATGGCAGACCAAGTGGATACCGTATCTTCGGGAACGGTTCTCGGCGTGAAGCTTGAGGATCTCCAAGGTCGACACGCCGGGGAGACGATCTACGTTCTCGGATCCGGCGCGAGTCTTGGGTTCGTCGATCCCCGCTTCTTCTCGGACAAGACGGTTGTGTCTGTCAACTTCTCCGCGTCAACGCTCGGGGTGTCTGATTACTATCTCTTCACCCACTACCACTACGTTGTGGAGGATCTTCGGGAGGACTTCCGCGCGGCCGTCACCCATCGCTTGTGTTCGACGCGTTGGTCCGGAGAGCAATTCCCCGGCCGAGGAGAGAATCCCTTCCCGGAGTCGATCGGGCCGAACGTTGTCGTGAACGATCCTCCGAGCGCGACTCCTCCCGGATCGGGCTTTGATCCTTGGCGGACTGCGAAACGCGACCGGCTGGTCTTTGGATCTTCAAGCGTTCACGGTGCTATACAACTAGCGGCGGAGATGGGGGCTTCGTGGATTGTTCTCGTTGGAGCGGATTGTGGAACGATCGACGGGGAGAATCGAATCGCCGGGTACCCAACCGTCGGACACGATCCTTGGGTTCTGTACGACCGGGATCTTGTCGCGATGAAGAGCTGGATCTCTTCCGCGTATAGCGCCGGAGTCTATTCGTTGAACCCGTTCGTGAACTTCAATCTCGAGGGACACAACTTCCGAGGAGTGAACGGTGATACCTAATCTAATTGTGCCGGTGTTGAACCGATACGACCTGTTACAGAGAGCTCTCTCTTCGGTCGACTTCGACGTGCGCTCTCTGCTAATTATTGACAACGGCCAAGGACCGGAAGAAGAGCTCTCGCTCAACGACTCGTTCTCGGAAGTCACGTATCTGCCTCTCCCGTCGAACCTTGGAGTCTCGGCCTCTTGGAATCTTGGCGTGAAGCTATTCCCTCACGACAAGTCGTGGACCTTCTTGTCGAACGACGCCGTCTTCACTCCCGGATCTCTCGCCGAGTTCGCGGAGGTCCAAGCCGACGAAGTTCTTGTGTCGGCAAACTTCCCGCACTGGCAAGCGTTCGCGGTCGGGGAGGACGTCGTCCGTACGGTCGGTCTCTGGTCTGAAGACTTCTATCCGGCTTACTTTGAGGACAACGACTTCACTCGCCGACTTGAGAGTCACGGGTTCGAGATCCGGAGGATCGAGTCGGAAGTTCAACACGACAACTCTTCGACGATCCGCTCTTCGGAAGACTTCCGGGACAAGAACGCCATCTCTTACGAGAACAATCGGAAGCGCTTCGCCGAGAAGGTCGCGGCGGGAGATCTCTCGGCCGGACCTTGGAGTCTTGACGTGAGACGGGCGAACGATTGGACGAAGCGCCTCGAGTCCTAACGGGTAGAATGGACGTGGAGGCTTTCAATGGCAATTACTAACGGGTACGCGACGCTTGCCGAAGTTAAGGCGGCGCTCAGAATTACAGACACGGTGGACGACGATCTCCTCGAGACTTCAATCGAAGCGGCTTCTCGAGAGATTGACGGAATGGCGGAGCGGGTGTTCTACAACGCTGGGACCGCGACGCGTGTCTACCTTCCGGACGACTCTTACGTCGTGTCGATCGACGATCTTCAATCGATCGTACACTTGAAGACGTCCTCGACCGGCGAAACGTTCGATACGACTTGGGCGACGACCGATTACCAGCTTGAACCGTTGAACGGGATCGTGTCGGGGTTGAGTCAACCCTTCACGAGGATCCGCGCCATTGGACGCTATCTCTTCCCGTTGTGGGATCCGCGAAACGTCAACGCGCACGAAGCGACGATCGAGGTTCGAGGAGTCTTCGGTTACGCGACGATCCCGGCCGCGATCAACCAAGCCACCATCATCTTGTCGATACGACAGTTCAAAAGATACGACGCTCCTCTTGGCGTGGCGGGCTTCGGCGACGTGGGCGCAATCCGCGTGGGTCGTTACGATCCGGACGTTGAGGCGCTCGTGAGTCCTTACAAGAAGGTGAGAATGGCGTGAGTATCCAAGATATTCGGGAGGGGATTGTCTCGAATCTCTCCTCGATCTCTGGACTCCGAACGTCGGTCGATATTCCGGACAACCCGTCCCCGCCGATCGCGTTCGTCGGGCTCGAGTCCGTCCAATACGATCAATCCTTCCAGCGCGGCCTTACCGAGTATAACTTCACCGTCACCGTTCTCGTTGGTCGAGTCTCGGAGCGTTCGGCCCAACGCAAACTCGACGAGTATATCTCTAACGACTCCCGATCGATCAAGCTGGCGATCGAAGCGGACAAGACTCTCGGAGGATACTCCTACGACGTTCGGGTGTCCGAATTGCGGAACGTCGGTACGGTATCATTGGAGCAGGTAATCTACCTGGCCGCCGACTTCGCGGTCACAGTATTCGCAGACTAAGGAGACAAAGTGGCAAAGTTCGTAGCTACTGACTATTCAATCACGGTGGGAGGGTCTGACTTCTCGACCAGCCTAGCCGCTGTAACGCTTGACGTATCCGCCGACGAGCAAGAGACCACAGCGTTCGGCGACACCTTCCGATCTCGTATCGGTGGGCTCAAAGACGGATCCGTCTCTCTCGACTTCCACCAGGACTTCGGAGCGGCGAGCGTTGACGCGACCGTGTGGCCGTTACTTGGCGGGACCGCCGC